TCCTCTATGGGGCTGTAGATTTGCCTGAGAGTGAGGGCCCAATGACTTTTGGTTTTTGTGGGTGTTTTGATTGTTCTAGTCTGTAGTGTTTCGCTGGAAATGCCAGAGCTTGTTCTAGTGTCTTCTTCCCTCTGGTGAAGAGCTAAACCATTGCTTAGATTTCCTTGTTTTTCTTTTCGTTTTGAGCTTTGGAAGGCAACTATCACCCAAACTTATAAAGACCCTTCCCTTATGCATTGTGCTTATATGCACTTGATTAAACATTTCAAGTGAAATAGTGTCAGACATAGGGTAAACACCTATGGTTTTTGTGTTGACAGCCCCTAAAATTGATACACCTAGACGCAATGTCTGGGGCTTTGCAACTAACGAAACCTAAAGGCAAACAATGGAACATGAATACCAAACAACCTTGAACGGCGGCATTGTCACTGTAGTACTTGACCTTGACTGTCCATCATGGTTAGACCGTCTAATGGCTGTCTACTTTGATGGTGTTGACGTTTCGGGCATTCTTGACAAGCAAACCTTGACAGCGCTGTCAATGGAAGCGGAAAACGCCTACTCAGGGGATATCCATGAATGACAAGCTCAAAGACGTTTTGACAGCCATTGTGCTGGGGTTGATCCTTGCTGGGTTTGCCCTTGAATATTTTGATGTATTAACTAAATGAGGCCTAAAATGCTAATTCTTTCAACTAAACTCAAAAATCGTTTCTTGTCTACTCATTCAGTAGCACTAAAAAATATCAGTGTTAACGGTGACAAGCGGGGGTGTAGTGGCTTTATTTCCCGTGATAACGCTATTGTTTATGTAAACACTGAACCATGTGGATCACTGGGTTATATGTACCGAACCGCTAAACACTTGAAAGACTATTCAGGGGGCGTTAATCAATGGGCTAAAGACTTGGATTCTTTAGTCAATGGCATTAATTCATTGTTACGTCAACAATTGAATATCAAATAAACCCCATTCAATATATTCAAGAAATTCAAAATGATCAAAATCTCAAATACTTCAAAGCTTAATGCTCGTTCATGGTCTCTTCAGGCCTTGGATACTTGCCCCGGATCACTTGCAAGCCCTGGTGTATTAGTTGATGCATGCAAGGGTTGTTATGCAACAACGGGTAACTACAATTACCCCAATGTAAAAGCCCCCCGATTGTCAAACCGTGAAGACTGGCAACGGCTCGAATGGGTTGATGAAATGGTTAATGAATTGGATCAAGACCGATATTTTCGTTGGTTTGATTCTGGTGACATGTATTCTCTGGGTTTAGCGGAGAAAATGCTAGAGGTAATGATCCGGACACCATGGTGTAACCATTGGTTACCTACTCGCATGCACAAATTCCCTAAATTCGCCCTTGTATTGCGTGAAATGCAAAGCTTGTCCAATGTAATGGTTCGATTCTCTTCTGATAGCGTTGTCGGTGAATATATCCCCGGTCTTCATGGTTCGGTAATTGGGCCGGATCCTGAAAGCTTTAAAGCTTCTGAAGGCGTGAAGTTGTGCGAAGCATACGCCAACGGGGGGAATTGTTCCGGCTGTCGTGCATGCTGGGATAAGTCAATTCCCCTTATTGCTTACCCAGCACATGGTAAGAAAATGGGAAAAGTTATCCGATTGGTGTCGGCATGAAAACATCAAACGAACAATTCCCAGGCGAAGCAATAGACCGGGTTAACCATTTGATCCATTTTTATGGTTGGTCAACCCTTGAAGCTAAATGCTATTTTTTTTACGAACAATTTGATCCTATTGATTGGGTGACTTATGACTAAACTTTTGGCCCTTATCGCCCGTGCGAAGCTTGTCTTACTTACTGAAGAGTTAAGGCAAAAATCGAAACGCTAAATTAGCCCTTAGGGGCTTTTTTGCTTTTGGCTTGCCATTAGGGGCTTGCTTTGCTTTTTTAGTGCTTTGCACTAGGGCGAAGCTTTGCCTATTGTTTTTGGCTTGCCTGGGTGCTGGGTTTGCTTGTCGCTTGCTGGGTGCTTTGCCTTGCTTACTGGGTTTTGCTTGCTTGCTTTTTTCTATGGGGGTTGACTGTCTGACACCATTAAAAACCATGCATAAAACCCATTTAACGGGCTTTTGAGGCACTTTCCGGGGTTGCAGCTATCCATAGTGCATGAATGGTGCTAGGGGCATTCCTGCCCGTTTTATGCGATTTGCCCAAATCTATGGGGGTTTACCCCTAGTTGCCCCCCTCGCTGACCCCTCTCGAGCGCTTCTGACGACCAAATTTCTGTAGAAATAAAAAGACCCCCCCCCTCAATTTTTTTAGACCTCTGTTTTTGTCTGGCAGTAAAAACTCAAATTTTCCACAGCTTTTTGTCCAAAAAAAAGACCTCCTTTCGGAGGTCAAAGTTCTCACTCTCAAGGAAATCACTTCAGGAATTTAAGTTTGTAAATGGTCGAGTCAATCAGGTCGGCAATGGCATCAATACTGTTTTGGATCTCACTGTCTTGCGGTAGCTCTGCCCGTTCATCTTTGACATAGTCCTTTAATGCTCTCAACTCGTCCAGTGCATCTTCCATTGGTGGGTAGTAATCAACAGGGTAGTCGATCAACTCCTCGTACAAGCCTTGGATTGACTCAGCAACCACATCAACCAGCCCAGGCAGTTCTTGGTAGAAAGTGCCCAGTGCTTGATGCTCTGCAAAGCTCTTACTCCGCAGGTGAAGCAAATGGGTATTGGTTGCTGCATGGAACAACGTCAAAACAAACTCACCGACTTCTTTATTCATATCAAACCCTTGTCTTTCAAAATCTGCCTAGATTTCGTCATTGCCATTGTAAAAGCATCTTCAACATTCTCCAAGGACAGGGTTTCTGGGCGTTTTCTTTGTCTGTCATATGTGGCATGACATTCACTACACCCATATGCCCCATGCTCGTCTTTGGCTTTTAAACCCATTCCCTTGCCATGCTCGTATCGATTACTGTGACACCACACCACTGTTTCGGGGTTGTAGTTGCAGATTCCAGGAAGATTGATTGTGCAATCCTCACCCCTTGCACTCTTCCTGATCTTGCTCATGGCAGGTTTTTAAGTTCTTGGCGTTTGGAATACTCTTGGGTTTTCCAAGTGTCAAACCGCATCTGGGCAGCTACCAGCATGAACTTCAAAGCCTCTTCCTCTTCAGTTGCTGCTTTTAATCCCTTCAACTGTAGCTCGTAATCAGGGTGAGCATAAGCATAAGCTTCTTTATTGCCTAGCGTACCTGCTTCCAAGTTCATCAAACGGCTCTTGACCGTCCTCAGATAGTTTTCAATGAACACCCGTTCTGCTTTTGCTTTTGCAAATTTAGGGGCGTTTTCCATGATGTATGCCACGCATTTGTTTGGGTCAATGTCCATTGCTTTTCCTTGAGTAACTTACATAAGCTGGAAGTGCTTTTTCTTCTGTTCCACATTGGTGGCTGGTGGCTTCTCGCAACACAGGAAAAGCCCAGTTGCATTTGGTACAAACCCAATATGGTGGATTGCCGGGAGCGTCTTTTCTTTGTTCAAGCATTGCTTTGTCCTTTATCAATTTGCCAACGAACTTTTCCTTCTGAATGCACAGGTTGCCAGACTCGATTGCTTCTAGTTGTCCATCCAGTGCCTTCTTTCCAAGAAGGCGACTTAGCAACAACTTTAAAACCTGCACCTTTGAGTGATGATCCTGTTTCCGACTCTGTTGTATATGTAATTATTCTTTGCCCACCCATTGCAGACCATATACGCCAAGCACATCTATAAAGAAATGAACAAGTATTTTTAGGGGAATCGTCAAGCACAGTTAATCTTGTAATTTCCATTGTTAAACCATCATCCAAATATCTTGATACAGGTCTACCAACTATTGCTACACCAACAAGATTGTCTTCTTCAACTGCACCGATACTAAATTTATGACCCTGCACTTTTTTATTGTGCCTATGATGCAAAGTAACAAAAGCATTTGCGTCTGCAAGAGTTAAAGGCAAAACATTCATTCTTGTCCTTTAAATTTCAATTCATGTACAGCCATTGCATATTTAAGAAATTGCAATCCCTTGACACCTAAGTTTGGTATTTTTCTTATTTGATGTTCAGTCCAATTGGATAAATCACGCTTCATCAAAATATCTTCTGATATTAAACATCTGTGATACCTGACTGGCAGTTCTAATTCATGTAAATCAGATGCCTTATGTCGATGTTGAGTCTCTTGTTCTTTTTGCCATTCTTGCAAAATACGGTCACGATGCTCTAACATTTCTGCGGCCATTCGATACGAACTTTGAGCAACAGCAAAAGGGTTTGTGACGCCCATTTTTTCAACTTGTGCTTGCATTGCGTACAAGGCAAAGTGGTCTAGCATTTCTGTTTTATTCATTACGATTCCAATTTTTGATCAATTAATTTCTGTACACCAGCACTCAGGTCACCTTCACCTAAGTCCATCAGGAGCAGGTATTGCATCCTGGTATGGTTGATGTACACCTTTGCGTCATATGGGCGTTCTCGCTTCTTTCCGGCCCCTTTACGCCTTCCTCCCCAGTTGCCAATAGTTCTTCCAAGGCGCTTTGCCCTAGCCTCTCTACGCTTCTCACGCTCCTCAAGTACCAGCCACTCTGGTTTCTTGTATTCAAAAGGGTTATCAAACTCCATTACGCCATCTCCACTATTGGTCTGGCTTTCTTCATTCTGATCTCTTCCTCAACAATGAACAGTGCTTGTTCCATCTCTCTTACGAAACAATCGTCTAGTTGGGCATCATGCAGATCCATCACTAGTTTTACAGCAGTCATCTCTGGTCCAGTAAACACAAAGCTGTTTCTCTCAAAGCCTCGTCTACCCATTGTGTAAATAGCATCCTGGGCTGCTCTGATCTCTTCTGCCCAATCCTTGCCTAACTCATCTCTTACACGAATAAATGCTTCACTCATGTTGACAGCAGCAATCAATACATCTACATGTGATTTTGTTCCTTGGCCTGTAAGAATTGAATCTAAAGCTTCATGGTTTTTAAGCTTAAGAGCAACACCAGCAGTAGGTAAAGTTCCTACCTTTTTAAACCCAGCAACGATCCACGATAAATTATCGTAACGGACACCACGGGGTTTGTATTTGCTTTTCTTTTTCATACAATTTCTTCTATACGTACTCTGACTCGAACTGGCTCTGCATTTATCTCTTCCCAAATTCTCATTCGCATTGCTACGTTTGACGCATGGTTTTTTGTTGAGTAAATAAAGGGGTGGTTATCAGTGTTTTGGTAAAAATTGCGTTTTCTCAACTTAATAGCCCATGCTTTAATTTCTTTTTTCATGTGTTCTTCTCCTTGAGTTTGGCGACAAGCCATGCGGAAAATATTTGAATTGCTATACCCAACATAATCAGGCCAAAATCACGAATCATTTCATCTCCTCATCAACAGACAATGGACCTAGTTCTTGCATAAAGTCATCGTCCATCTTGCAAACCCATGCTTTTTCAGATTCATTCCATGTAAACATCAGACCAACTTCGTAGTCATCAACTCCAACAAAAAGTTTGACCTGTTTCATGTGTTCTTCTCCTTGACCGTTGCCATCGTCATTGCTATTGCCATATTTTTTGTCAGCGCCATTTCGTCTATCGCTTTAATCTGCTCATCCGTCAAGCCTACCCATTGCCGCTGTGCTGCGGCTTCACGCGCCCCAAGAAATTTCCCGCGAGGTGTGCAAGCCTGAGTGCAAGTTTCGTATTTGCCGCAACATGGCACAGGTGCTGCAAGGGCTTGCTTGATGGCGGTGATGGCGTCTCTACATTGAACAACCTCGTACAAACCGCCTGAAATAGACGCTTCCAACACTTTGTGGGAATCATCTAAAACCCCCTCCAACGCCTCCAGCGCCAGCTTCAATGCTTCTTCTTTTGTGTGTGTCATGGCTGTCCTTCCTTTATTGCATCGCAAATTGCGACAGTACACAAAACAAAGACCAGCAAACTCGGCGTAAGAAATGAGTGACCAAACCCAGCAATTACAGACAATGCAAGACAGCTTGCAAACAAATAAGGGTTCATGGTGTCACCGCCTTCATTTCCCAGCCCAGTTGGAAATACGACCAACGGGTTTGGAGTGATGGAACGCTGTACTTGCCATGCTTGTTCATGTCAAAGTTGGTGTGCCCTTTAGAGCGCATCAAGGCTTCAAATACTTTTTGGGCTTGTGTCATTTGATGATCCTCAGAAAAGCACCGCATCGGGCACACTTATAAATCGGTTGGCCTTCAACGGGCTCCCAGTTGTGAGGGCAGTTATTCATTTTTTACCTATCAATGCAATGAGTTAAAAGCCATTTCGTTAACGACATCACCGTACTTGTCGTTCAGATCATTCATTTCGTCATCAGTTAGCTCTGTCCCATCCATGAACAACCCACCAATAAGGTAAGCATCACAAAAGTCAGGGTAGTCACTAGGATCAACACCCTCTACAGACAAGCTTGCAACATCAATCTTTTTTCCGTTCAGTTCCATTTCAGACTCCATTTGTTGATTGGAAAACCAATTCTGCACTTGATTCACTTGATGTTGTATAGGGACTTACCCTTAGTCCATGTCTTCTTTGACCAACACCTCAACCAAACCCACCGTCCCATACACCTTTGTGCTGTGCAAGGAAACAACCTGGGTGTCATCGTCATAAACGATCCCATTCATGGCATCTAAGTAGGCTTTTAAGATGTTGTCGATGTCTGGCTTCTTGCATGGCCTCTCCAAGCCCTCTAAACAGGCCTTAGAGCGCTTCTTTGAGTAGGACTGAGGGATAGGTACTGTGATGTAGATATAAGCTGCTACAGGCGTTTTTAAGGGTTCGTTGGTTCCCATTGCTTGTTTGGCAGCATCCTTAATCAAGTCCTCGTAGTCTCGGGTCTTGGTTGGGGTGTAGGTTGAGACAAAGTTGCCTCTCCTGGCAAACTTGGGTCTGCCTTTTCCTACAGGAGTGGCTTCCACCTTGAAGGTTATGTGCATCACCATGGTGCTGGCTCCGTCTTGAACGGGATTTCCTCAGGCTTAACGGGTTGACCGTTACGAACAGGGAAAGGCCATAGTACTTTTTTCATTCTCGTTTTCCTTCCATAAATTCTTTGAAATAGGCGTGTATTCGTCTAACGCCATCATTGCCATACCATTTCACTGAACCCTTGATCAACTTTAGAGTGTTTTCTTTGTCTTTCAAGGTTTCGTGAGTTCTCCAGATCTCTCTTGCTCTGCCAATCTCGTCTTGAGAATTCATGTAGCCACATGGGGGTAGTTAACAAACCACATTGGCCTGTCCTTGGGTTGACCAATGTACTGCTGGGCATCCCTATGAAACCAAAGCTTGATGGTCGGTTCACCCTCAACTGAGCCTTCGTAGTTCCGTTGCTTACGGCATAGCAGGTAGTGGTCAGGGTCTTCAGCAGACTTTGCAAAGCTGCCTTCAGTCTTGATGTCGTCCTCTTTTGACTTGTTACGCCAAACCAACATGACGTTATCAACTTGATCGGTGATAGCACCCGAGCCTTTGTTGTCATGCTTGTCAGGCATGGCGTACTCATTGGCGGGTTTCTTGAGATGGTGGACAAGGTGGATGTGGACATCGTAGTCACGAGCCACACTGGTCAACTCATCAACAAAGACCTTTTGACCGTTGTAATCGTCTTCACCCTTAACGCATTTGGCAAGGTTGTCAACAAAGATGTGGGAGATACCCAGTTCCTTTGCACAGTACCGAACCATACCGATGACAGTCTCAGCATTGGCCGTTCCCATCTGGTCGTACAGCCACATAGTTCCATCCGTCCAATGGCCGAACTGGTCGTACATGTCGTCTAAGGCTTCAATACCCCTGTCACCCTGGAACTCAGGCATGAAAGGGTTACACCCAATCCACATCCTTGCCATACGCTGTAGGGTGACTGATGGCTTCATCTCAAAAGAAGCAATGCAGACCTTTTCACCCTGGCCTATCAGTGAGAGGGCAACTTGGGAGGTCATCAGGGATTTACCGTGACCGTTTTGTCCTGACCAAAGGGTTACCTCACCTTTGCGAAACTCAAAGTTTTCCTTGGTGTGGTCCCAAGGAAGGTAGGAAACTTTCTGGTCCTTCTTGGTCCTCAACCTTGCTTTGATGTAATCAATGTAGTCTGAAGCCTTCTTGACCTTGGTTTGGTTGTCGGTTTCTTTCAGATACTTGGTGAAGTCGATTGTGTCTGGGGTTAGTACTATTGCCATTTCATTTCCCAATGTAGATTTCTGACCATCCGGTCTGCCTGGAGTGTGGTTGACCAAGAAGCAACACACAACTGGTGATTACCCTTGCTTTGGCATCAATCAACTTCTGGTGAACAGCCTTTGCTCTTCGTTCATCAAAGCTTGACAGAAAAACGGTAAGGCCAACAACGAACCGAAAGTCCATGTTGTGCAGGTCGTCTTTTGCTATGCAGATGGTTGGGGAGTCATCCCACTCATGCCATTCATGGGCATTCAAGGAAAGATGGTCTTCAATGGAGATGTACTGGGGTGCTACTCCAGACATCCTCATTTTGATCAGGGGTTGATGGCCAATCATCCTGCCATCCTCTTCAGCCGCTCTGCTGCTGTCAACTGGTTTTGTGGTTCATGCTTCTTGGCAACCCACTCAGCTTTGAAAGACTGCCATCCACGGACACAAGTTTCTTTCAATGCGTTTTCCAAAGTCCATCCAGCAAGCTTTGCCTGTTCTTCAAGAAAGCCCATAACCAACGGCGTAATTGGAGCCTTCTTGGACTTCCTATGCTGAACAAAAGAATCCCAGATTTCTGGAGACACGCCTTCAGGCGCAGCAACGGTAGTTGCTTTCTTTATTTGGTTCTTGGTTATTGGTTCTTGGTTAGCATCCAAAACACGTTCGTTCGCAATGCGTTCGGTATGCGTTCGCATAGCGCTTGCATTACTCCAACGTGCGTTCGCACTCTTTGCTGCTTTTTCTGACTTCTCTTTAAACAGAGCAATCTCTTTGTCGCAACGCTTATGACGGTACAAATCACCGTCAACTTCAAAGTAATGCTTGAGGATCAGACGTACATCTTGATCATTTGCCCCCACTTGAAAAGCCAAACCTTCAGGGTCGTTTAACAGTGGGGTTTGAGTTTGATAGTACATCCAGATAAGGCGCAAATACGCCATACATTGGGTGTCGGTCAAACGGGAGGTGTCACGAATGAAATCGCCAATATGGTGCTGGTAGTAGTGCATTGAAGCATCCTCGCAACCCTCCAAAAGAAACTGCGGCAGGTGGGAGGTTCACTTTTCGACAGAGTAGCTACTCTCTGCCTAGCCGGGTTTCAAACACTATAACCTACTTTTTAAACTTCTTGGCAGTCTTCTCAGACTTCTTAAAGTCAGCAGCAGATGGTGCGCCCTTGCTTCCAGGCTTACGCATCTTCTCTTTAGACCCAGCTTCAATACGCTCACGCTTGGCGTGAATGTTGGCATATAGACCTTGTTTCATGTTCTGTCCCATATAAAGTTGCAAGAATCACATTTCTTGTAAGACTCTACTTTATCGTAGTCATTGAATTGCCTCTCACGGCCACTGTCAGAACCACAGACAGGGCATCTAAACTTCTTGCGAAAGATGGCATCAAAGTTGTTGGCAAATGTTTGGTGGTTGACCTCAAAGGGTCTTGGTGCTGAACCCTTAGACATTGTCAGAACTCATCGTCATCATCAAGCATGGACCGCTCTTCTTGTTTCCTCTGGTAGTAAGAATCCAGCAAGGCTGCTTTTTGTTGGTCAACAATGTAAGAGCCATCAGGTTCTGGCATCAGACCAGCACGGGGGGCATTGTATTGGAAGTCATTTCGCATTGAGTTTTGCCTTTGAGTAAAAGTTGAGGGTTTTGCGTTCCAGTGTTTTGACAACAGCAAGGTTGTTCATGCTTGACTTTTCAGTCTTAGTAAACAAAGTTGCCTTATTTGTTGCCCAATCAAAGGGGCTTAGTTTCGTAGATTTCATGTATTGATTTCACCTTTCTTTTGCTTGCAATTTCTGTTGCCCTAATTAAAGCACCAATGATGGCTGCGTCCCAATCGTCCTCATCAAGGTACTGGGACAGTCTATCGGTGGCAAGTACGATCATGTCGTATGCCAGGGTTTCTTCAATGTTGTCTAGGTGGCTCATAGAGTGAGCCTAACAAAAAATAAACAAGAAACAACTAGGGAAAACCCCTATGTTTTTGTCTAAAAAAGGCATGTACATTTCATCTCACTGCAACAACGCAGTGAATTTAATAGGACTTCAAATGAAACTCAAAGCCACCGTCCACGTTTACTACGAACAATATTCTTGGGAAGAAAAAGGCAAATTTTCCGTCTTCCCATTCAAGATAGATGACGATGAACAACGCTCTTACGTTGGTCAACAGCAAGTCGAGATCGATGTTCCTGAAAACTATGATCCACGGGCACAAAAGGTTGCTGCCTTGGAAAAGCAAAAGCAAAAAGTTATGGCTGATTACCAAAAAACGGTAAACACAATCAACGAAAAGATCAGCAAGCTGCAAGCACTGGAGTACACAGCATGAACACACAAGCCCTTGTTAAGGTCCGTCAAATGTATTGTGTTAACGGTGTGCCAGCACACACACAACGACACAACTGCCGGGAATGGATTAAATCAATCCGTTACTTAGGTGACAAATGGCTTCTTGCCAAACCAGTGACTCGTAAATTATGAGCAATACAAACACAGGTGGGCCAGCATTTCCCGCACCAGCAGGTGTATCTCACATCACTGAACAAGGTATGACCTTGCGTGACTACTTTGCAGCCAAGGCGATGGCGCAACTTATGCTCACCTCGCCCGTTGTCCAAGACGATGCTCGTACCACGGCATCGTGGGCATATTCGTATGCAGACGCCATGCTGCAAGCGAGGGAAGCATGAGCCAAGAACAGTTTTACCAAACAGTGCAAATGGAAGAGGAATATATGAAGACATTTTTGGAAGAAGCTAAAGAAAACCTCATCGGTGTTTTTTATTGCCCATACTGCATGGAGCCTAAGGGTCACAAGCTGTCGTGCTGTAAAGAATCCCACTTCTTGGAGTTCCAAGATTTTGATGACGCAACACAAACACAAATTGTGCAAGAAGAATACGACCTAATTTACGGAAGCAACTAATGAACATCTACCAAAAATTAAATGATGCTCGGCATAAGTTTCACAGCGTTGAACTGAAAAAATCAGGCCACAACAAATTTGCCAACTACAAGTATTTTGAGCTTGGTGATTTCATTATTCCTGCTTTAAATATCTTTGATGAAGTTGGCCTGACAAGCATTATCAGCTTTAGCAAAGAATATGCTGATATGCGAATCATCAATGTGGAAAAGCCAGAAGAGGTGATCACCATCTCTTCACCCATGTCTACAGCGGCTTTAAAGGGCTGTCACGAGGTCCAAAACCTTGGGGCAGTACAGACCTACCTTAGACGCTATTTGTGGGTTGCAGCGCTTGAGATCGTTGAACACGATGCCTTGGACTCTTCTCCAAAATTAACAGAGGAGGGGGTCAAAAAGAAAGGTGCTGCTCCGGTAGTCACACCCCGTGGTGGAATTGGTGACGAGCTTTCTCAAGAAATAAAAGACTTCCTGACTGATTTGGCAGCAGGAACAACAGAGTTGGTTGACCAGGGTAAGGCTAAAGAAGCTCTTGCCATGATTGACGAACAGGCATTGGAGCCAGATCAACGTGTTTGGCTGGCAAACCAAATGTCTTCCACCGTGCGTTCTGCACTCAAAAATGCAAAAGGTTAAATAATGGCTGAATTTGATAATACTAATCGTGGTTCCTTGTTCAAAAACGACAAGAAAACAGAAGAAAAGCACCCCGACATGAGCGGTTCCATTAACATTGATGGAACTGAATACTGGATCTCTGGCTGGAAAAAGCAAAGCAAAGCAGGAACAGGCTTTATCAGTCTGTCAGTGCGTCCTAAAGAGCAGGTACGTCAATCCAGCCAACCAACCCCAAAAGCCAAACCTCAAGACTTTGACGACCTAGACTTCTGATTTTTGGCCGAAAGCGGATGCTGATGAGTCATTGTTCTAGGCAGTGCAGGATGATCTCTGGAAAGTCAGACGCAGCGAGTAGGCCAACTTATAAGTAAGTTAGTGAAGTTATCGCAACTCACTAACTTCTTAAATATCTTTTAATATCTGAAAAAGGATAATTCAATGAAAGAAACACAATCTTTTCAAATGACCGAGTTCTTGGTTATGCAGTGGGCACAAGATCGTGGAATCTATGAGAACGGTACAGCATTAGGCCAAGCCAGCAAAACAGTTGAAGAAGCTTGTGAGCTACTGGTTGCTATTGCCAACAATGACAAAGAAGAGATTGCTGATGCTATTGGTGATGTGATGGTCACCCTGGTCAACGTAGGTGTGTTGTGTGACCTAGACTTGCGTCAATGCTTTTATAACGCTTACAAAGTCATAGAGCCACGCAAAGGCTACATGAATAAGGCTGGCGTTTTTGTTAAGGAGTCGTAATGATTTGTGGCAATTGTGAAAATCCAGTTCATTGTGTGAACCTTGGGCATTGCGGTATGCGTATTAGCAAACAACAAACTGTTCATGTATCTGCCCTTGATAAACAAGAATCTGGCAATCACTACAAAGACAAAGGCATCCAGCCCATTGTCTACATCCATGCAAATGATCTAGGCTTTTGTGAAGGCAACGTAGTCAAGTACGTGACCAGATGGCGAGACAAGGGTGGAGAGGCTGATCTGCGAAAAGCCATCCACTACCTTGAGTTGCTTATTCAGCTAGAAACAAAGCCTTCTCAGAAACACGGCGTTTAACGAGTCCTGGCAGTACTCGGCCACCACCCTTGGTCCAAGACATAAAAGCCTCAGCAGCACCCTCCCAATCGCCTCTATTAGCCTTTATGCGGATAGTGGAGCGTTGGAGGTTGCCTAATCCAGCATTGAAGGCAAAGCTGACCAAAGCGTCAAAGCTGCCTTGACGGCCAGCACAGCCGGGAACAAGTCGTAAAACACCACGTTCAAAATTCGCAACATCAATGCGGAATAGTTCGTTGATTTCTTCTTTTGTCCAAACACGGTTGTCCTCCGGTTTTAGCGGAAACTCGCTACGGATCATGGGAATGTCGGCCTTGGTCTTGCCTTCAGGCCGTACCATTGGCAACCTGATCTGTTCTTGGTAAAGAACATGACCGTAACCAATCGTCCAGATGTGAGCAGGGCACAGGTAGGGCTTATTTCTAAACCCTTCGTACCTGTGCATCAGTTCTTCACCTGCCTTGCTCAACTTCACTTCTTGCTCCAGCCACGAGAGCCAAACCAAAACCCAATAATTCCCCCCAGCATTGCCATTTCGTCAGCACTAAAGATCAGATCTGCATACTTGATGACATCATCGATACTGGTAATCAAGCCTGGGTGATTCCACAAGTACCAAGCCATAAAAGCATTGATTAAAACCAACTCAAGAACAAAGATGTAGGTAACAGTAGGGCGAACAGTGCCGACATAGTTGGCAACCCATTTACTGGCTTTCTCAAGCACCTTCTCATCATGGGCAAGAGCCGCCTCAGTCATCTGGGCATCAGTCTGCATCTGGATCTGATCGGTTCGGACCTCTTCAATCTTTAATTGAGCAGCAAAACCAGCAGTAGCCATTTTCAACTCACGTTCGGTCTGCATCTGCGCTAATGCCAGTTCGTGCTTTTGGTCAGCCTTGTTTTGAAAGTACTCCAGCAGTTTAGGAAGGCCGGAGATCAACAGACCCCCAAGTGTTGAGAATAGTGAAAGCATCAATTACCCCTTTTGGTCAACATTGCGCTGGCGATCTCCAGCATGAATTTTACTTGTTGAATGTCTGTCGGTGGTTCTGCCCACCCGACCGTGACCTGTCCAACAAACCGATGCGAGTCTGGCGGTACGCTGACCCGGCAAGTAAACGTCACGCCCTTCTCCAAGTACCACAGGCCCACCTCAGACTGAGCGTAACGGTATTCTCCGCAGGGTATTTCGTTGGTCATCAACTTGACCACATCTGAGTTGTTGGATGTGTTTTGAGAGAACAGTCCTACATCGATGTCTTCAATCGTTTTGTCCCTGCCATCCTTGGTGTATGCCCGATACAGCACACGACTGTTAAACAAAGGATTTACCTTAAACACCGCCACAACAGTAGCCCCCGTCTTTTTGAGCAGCATTAAACTGGCATCATCGGCTCGTGTTGTGTTGATCTCGGGCAGCTTCTTGGATTCCTTATACGCATCAAACATGAACTCTTGGTTCTGCCACAGAAAGTACCCCGTAAAAGCCACCACGCCCATCACAAGGATGGCAAACAGCTTGAACGGGCTGTCTACATAGGTCAGCACCTTGTCAACGATGGATGCTGGTTTATCGCTCATCTCAGATGCTTCATGTAAAGAACGATACCGCCCACCAAAAGGCCAGCAAGGACGATTACTCCCAATCCGATGGCTATGTACTCAGCCATGTCCTCAAGCTGTTGCTGCCGCCTCTTTGCTTCTCTAGCGGCTTCTTCCTTGGCTTCCCTGCGTCTACGGGCAGCAGCTGCTTGGAACTTCTGCCAATCGCCCCACATCCCTGGTCTGCCAGCGTAGACCATCCTCTCACGCAGTTCTACTTCTTGAGCGTTCAGTTGCTCCAGCGCCATGAATTCTTCTATGTCGGAGCCGCCACCCTTCTTGGTGGCCCTCTCTTGAATCACTGCTTTGTTGTCAAAATAATCAAACACTCGAGAGCCAAGTGCAGACAGTTCCTTGCCATTTGCCAACGCGCCTTTTATTACTGCAAAGGCCGCATTAGCAGCAGCAAGTTCGGCAAGCATTACGGGCTCCTAAAAAACGGGATTAGTATAAATGCACACCAAATTATCAAAGCAACCACCATGACCGCAGCAATAAAGCTAACGGTCCAGTCTTTCATTTGAATTGATCTTTAACTGCTTGCCAGTAAATAGCAGCAACAGTACACAAACCGCCAATGTAGATGATTGGCTTTGCAAGCTTACCGAGTGTCTCAAGGACTAGAAAAGCACCAGATGCTGCTTGAAATGCTGCAACCACACCTTGTGTGTTGTGATCAATACGGTCAACTTTCTCTTCAACCAAGATAAGTCGAGCGTATATCTCTGCATGGGATACTTCTTTTTCCATGATTATCTCTGGTAAGCGGATGGAGGAGCGATACCACGACCAGCACCAACCTTGCGAATGTATTCCTGCTCTTGACGCAGTTTTACAGCTTGTGGTGACTGAGCGTAAGGGCTTCCCAATAGCATAGCATTTTGCTGGTATCTAAGTTGTTCTGGAGACAGCGTAGAACCCTCTCCAGCACCGGACATCATAAATCCTGGGGGCAGGATGGCTTCAAGCAAGTTAGCCCCTGCCATAGCTCGTTGACCGGGAGTTTCTGCTTTTGCAAGATCCGGGATGGCAATCAAAGCACCAAGAGTACCAGCAACTTTTACAGGCTTTGTACCAGCAGAGGTTTTCTTGGTAATGCCGGGAGTAATCTCAGCAGGAGGCAAACCAGCAGCAATCATTTCAGCACGAGTAGCCCTCCCCAACATTTTGTTGATCTCCTTTGATTGCTCAATAGCAAGCTCGTTTGTTAAAGGAAAGGGGCTATTGATATATGCCTTGGTGTATTCAGCTTGACCAATGTTTTGACGGGGTGTGTCAATGTATTGAGCGCCGGGAACAAAAGCATAACCACGAGGAACAGCATCTACAGATGCATATTCAGTCTTAAACTTTGGCTCACCCTTTTTGTTCAAGGCAGCTTCTGGACCCTGACCAGCAAATGCAGGTTTACCAGTGCCTGTAAGCAGTTCTTTAGGAGGTGCAACAGGTTGTGGAGCAGCCGCACGAGGCTGTGCAGCCACAGGAGGTTGTGCAGGAGCTTCATCCATAAGCTCTTTAACCGTGTCAACAACAACGCTAGTTGCAGGAGATCCTGGTTGTGCGCTAGGTGTTGGAGCGGGAGCGCCAGCAGGGGCTGCACTGAAAGGAGTTGCAACAGGAGCATCGGGTGCTACAGGAGCCATAGGTGAAGCAACAGGTGGAGCCATGTCTACAGGAGCAGCAGTAGGTGCTACTGGTGCTACAGGCTGTGCAGCCTTCAAACGATCAGCACGATTTTGAACCTCTTGAGGGGTCAGGTTAGTTTGCTGTAGAGGAGTTGGGCTTGCATTTGGTGTTGGAGATGGAGTAGCCTCAAACGGAATATCAATTGTTCGGTCAATCTCTGGAGTCTTGGTTAACCAACGATCCTTGATTGATTGGTAAACCTTGGGAGCAACAACACCAGCACCATACAAAGTGCTTGCCAAACCAATACCTGCACTGGCAGCAGTTACGATTCCTGCTGGAGAAGTAAAAAAAGTTGGAATGTTAAAAGTTTGGTCGCCAATGTTTAACTCTGTGGTTGTGGCTTGCTTTACTTTCTTGTCATACTCTTCACGCAATTTACGAGTAGATTCAGCAAACGTGTCATCCATAGCAGGTGCAGGAGCTGCGCCAGCAGGTGCAGGACCCTTCAGTTCTGCATTAATCTCTTCATCAGAGTACCCAGCAGCCTTGGCAGCAGAGCGAAATTTAGCTTCATTAAATTCAGCCATCATTAACCTCCAGCTTGTTTTTTAAGATCAGCCAAAGATGGTCTGGCTTTTGGTTTTGGTTGCGCTTGAGGCGGTGCAACAGGAGCAGATGGTCTTGCAGGTTGTGCTGCTGGCGCTGCTGGCGCTGCTTCTTGCTGTGGAAACCTAACATCAATTGCCGTATCAGATGGAGTGCGTCTTGCAGTGAACTCTTGGTTCATTACTTTGCTAATTTCATCCGCATAAAACTTACGGATCTCTTTGGACAAAGGCTGCAATGTGTAATTTGTACCAATCTGTCCAGGCAATGGAACAGTGTTGGTACGGGTGTGACCATCAACGGCGTTACGGCGATATTTGATGTAGTTCTCCATCTGGTCTGCATTCTGCAATCCAGTTAGAGTCTGTGCCAATGTCTGGGCTTGTTTATCAATAAAAGAGGCAGATGTTGGCAAAGAAATAAAAGATGGCCGACCAAACTTATCGGTTGCTTGTGACAGTTCAGTACCCATACGCTGACTGTTTTCAATTACACGGCGTAATTGTTGAGCAGCAACAGGATTTAGTTTCCCAAGACGTTCTGCTTCAGAAATACTTGCCATTGTTTGAGCAGCATTTTTTGAATTTTCAGAGCCAATGGTGTCTGTCTCTTGCAAAGATTTAAGCTTGCTGGCATCAACTTTGAAACTATTGTCCTTGCTGACCAACTGATCGCCTTTGACTTCTAAAGAAGTGCCAATCAATTTAGGGTTCAAACGCAATGCACTGGCAATTCTGTCATCAACTTTTACAGATTCACCACGGGCAAGAGCATCAGTTAATTGGTTCAATGCGCTTTTGCTGCTTGATTGAGAACTTGCTTGTCCCATAGACTGACTGACAGAGCCAATAATTTGGTTGTACAGCTTGGGATCAAGGTCAGTCTTAAACTTTTGAAGCACGTTGTAGTTTTCTTGCAGTAAAGGTTTTTGACCTTGCAGCAATTGATACCAGTTGTTGGCTTGCTCTTCTTCTTTGACAAAAAGTTCTGAGCTTTTTGCACGAGTTAAAGCGTCTGTTTTTCCCTTGAGTGTATTTTCCCAAGAAGAAATACCACCAACACGCTGTGCGTACTCTTCTTTTGTCAGGTTGCGTTTAAGCTGTGGATCAAAATAAGACAGCGCCTCACCAAGGGCATTGTGCGTTTCTTCAATTTGATTGCCGTTGTTGTCGTAACTGATTTTTTTGGTAATGTCACCACCAGTTACTTGTTTAACAGCACCCATTTTGTCGCCCATGACATACTTCAACAGGGCTGTGCCCCATTGAGGATTGTCAGCAACAGTTTGAAAGGTCGTAGCAACTTGAACACGGCCTTCAGGAGTGTTCACGCCTCCAGCTTTTTCAATTGGAGAAACTAACTTATTGAAGTCAGCAGCGCCTTTTTCAATTGTTTTAGCAAGACGCATTGCAACTTCAGAGGCGGGAGTTCCAATTGTGTCTTTGGCAATTTGAGTCAGACCTTGTACATCCCTGTTTTCAATTGCAGCATCAGCAATTGCATTTGGGTTTTGCACTGTAGCGGGTTGAGGCTGCATAAGTTCTTGCATGATGTTTATCCCATTCCCATTAATTTCTCGCCAACCTTTTTCAGTTTGCCGTATCCCGGAACATTTTTGTAAGCATCTGGAGACATAGCAACTTGATTGCTTTCATCAGGAGCCAATGGATTGAAATCAGTTGGGTTCATTACACTGATAGGTCCAGCGGGTACAGAAGGCACACCAGTCCATGTTCCATTTAAGATTTGCTCTCCAATATCGGATGGCATTTCTTCAGAAACAGGAGCAGGAGCGCCAGCAGGAGCAGCAGGAGATACAGGCATCATTGGTGCAGCTTGCATTTGAGGAGGCACAACAGCGCCAGTAGCAGCACCAGTAGGAGCAACAGCACCAGCAGGAGCTTTGTATTCATAGCCCCCCTGCTTGTTTCTGTTCATGCCTTTTTCATTAAGCCACTTTTCTAAACCTGACTCTTGAATGCCATAACCAATCAAGCCAGTTTTAATTGCTTTACCAACTTCAGCCAATGGACTCTGGCCCATGTACCTGCGAGGATCTCCAAAGCTTTCGCCAAAAGGTGTAATTCCTGTTGCCATGATGTTTCCTTAGAAGCCAAAGCCCTTGCTGCTTGTACGCTGACCCTGAGTTCCTTGGAAGCTTGGGGTAGTAGATGCTTGTGGAGTGCCGTAGATGATGGAGGCATATTTTGCCAATGCATCTTGTGGCGCACCAGCAAATCCAATACGGCTTGCAGCAGACTGTTGAGCAGAAGACAACCCACGCTCACCAGCACCCAGCAAAGACTCAGAAGCACGTTGACGTTGACCCTCAATACCTGCGGAGGTTTGAGCAACAACAGTACCCATGCGCTGTTCACCAAGCTGCTTCAGGTTCTCACGAGCCAACAATGCACGAGTACCGCTACCACCACCAGCACCACCAAACATAGCGTTTTGTGCGCCAACTTGCTCACGAATTTCTTCACGGGCTGGTTGCAACGATGCTTGGATTTGCTGTTCCTTGTACTCAGGGCTAAACAAATTGGTTAGACCTTGCATACCCTGCACATAGGCTTGAGATCCACCAGCTTCTTGCAAAGAACCTGCACGACCCGCAACATCCATTGCAGTCTGGGCTGTTCGGTTAATAGCTGGGTTTACCTGACCATAAACATCACCAGCCATACCAATTGTCTTTTGGTATGTTGGCAAAGCTGTTTCAGTAAGAAAGCCAGTTTGTGCCCGTAATAGAGCTTTTTGCTCTTCCGTTACAACTGGAGCCGATTGGGAACTACCTTTTCCACCACCCATGATTTAGCCTTTACCTTTCCCAGATTGAGTCTGAGGTTGAATATTCGCATTGTCCCACGATTGAATAGTATTTGGAAACCTGCGCTGTTGCTGAAACTGTTGGTTCTGCATAAGAGCAGGATCACCCATCTGAGCTTGACCAGATGTAGCAGAATTGGTAGACACCCCGCCCTTGCCTTGGGTAGCCGGGAACTGCATGTCAGGCTGGGCTATTTGACTGGTAGGAGCCACTGTAGGCTGACTGCCTTTTCCGCTATTTTCAGAAGTCGGATTGTTGGCAATTGATGGAGAAAACATTCCCATAATTAACCTTTAAGTAAGTTCACGGCCAGAAGACCGGATGTTGATACTGGTGGCAGCACTAGCCAAAGTAGAAATAAAGTCATTTGCAGACAAAGCCTGACCAACAATCTCAGGAAAGGTATAAACCTCCCCAGGCTGCAATGTCTTTGTTTTGGTAATCAAGTTACTGTTACCAGCAGTACCAGCAGCAGTGACCAAGTTGACAGACAAAGAAGCAGCAGAGGCGCTGTAGTTTGTCGCTGTGAACTTATCAATAATGGTGGTTACGCCAGAACTAACTGTGTATTGAGTTGTCTGTGCATTCTCTGCATTCTTTGCAGGAATTAAAACTTTTACTGTTGTTGTCATTACGACTCCTTATTCAAGCAACAAATTGTTATTGGATGCGGCTTGCATGATTACCCAATTAGTGCCGTCAGACACCATTGTCGCCCAATTACCAATAACTCCCAATAGGATGGCTGTACCCGCAGTTGTGCTGTCAATTGGCACAACATTACTGGAAGCTGACACAAGCGTCTGAGTTTGCATATTTTTAAAGGTCAATGACCGACCTGTCCATGAAGAGGCGGCAGGTAAGGTCACTGTGCAAGTAGAACCAGACTTATTGTTGATGTACCAAATTTCGCCATTGGCAACAGTAAAGTCAGCAGTCTTTGTAACAGGTGCGGCAACACCCATGTAATCTGTATTGGCAGTAGCGGCAGATATTGCCGTTCCATTGCCTTTTAAAAGCCCTGTAATGCTTGTTGTAAGGGTAATGGCAGGAGTAGTAGTGGAATTTGCCACAGTACCTGCAAGGCCATTGGCAGACACCACAGATACGCTTGTAACAGTCCCTGTTGTTGGGGTTGTCCAAGTAGGCGTATTACCTGTACCTGCGGATGTTAAAACTTGACCGCTTGTACCTTGTGCGCCATCAAAGCTAGTTGTGCCAGTTACGCTTAAATCTACAAAACTTGCGTTTTTAGGAGTTGTAGCCCCAATAGTCATATTGTCAATTGTTCCTACATTAGTAGGAGCAACTTCAACCGAACCAGTACCAGTAGGCTTTATATGCACATGACCAGTGCCAGTAGGACTAATGTCTATTTGTGCATTTGTACCATTTAAGTTAGTAGAAACATTGACAGACATATTATCGCCACCGCCAGCACCAACACTCATTTGGGTTGTGCCTGACGCATTTTTAAGCGATAAACCAGCAGAGTTTGATGCTTGAACTATAGGTGTAGTAACGCTAGTAGAAGCACCTAATGTTGTAACACCTGTAGTCGCGCCTGTGTCGCTAATTGTGACTACAGAGTTTTGAATCAACTTTCCAGTTGTTGTATCAAACCTAGCAACGGCATTATCTGTGGCACTGGCAGGGCCAACAACATTACCAGTGCCATAAGGCAGGGCGGGAATGTCAGCAACCACTAAAGCTCTGAATGTAGGAGCAGCCGCACCACCAGATACTGGTCCAGCAAATACATAGTTAGCCGTAGCAGTACTAACACCTGTACCGCCATAAGTAACTGCTAATGGACTGCCAAGAATTAAAGAACTAAAACTACCAGTAGAAGCTGTTGTAGCGCCAATAGGAGTATTGTTAATAGCTCCACCAGTAATAGCAACATTCTCTGCATTCTGAGGAGCCATTGTCCCCAATTGAGGCTGTGGGATTGATCCAATTGCTTGCTCTAATGCTTGTATCTCAAATGAGTAATCAATAACACTAGGTGTTGTTATGTTCTCAGCAGCAATAGTCAGCAAATCCAGATCAATGGCACTGCCGTTATCTTGAAAGAAGTTAACACTGGGTGGGATTGAGCCAATAAATAACTCAATCTGTCGACCACCAGTAGTTGCATACCAAACAAACTTGGTAGTACCAAAACCACCCGTTACTGGCAACCACAAATAATCTGCTGAGTTCAAAGACTCAACGCCACTGTCATCGTTTCTGATGCCGTAATACAGTCGGTTTGTTGGCGAATTACTGAAGTTGACCTGACCGTTAAAGCTGTCTGCGTATCTGATTTGCAGAAACTTGTACAAGTAACTGACAATTCCATAACTTGCTGTAGAAATGGTCCCCGTGTTGGTATTGATAGCCATCGTCTGAGAGAAGTTGGAAAGCAAGTAATTAACTGCTTCTGACAACTCCTCGTTAGTCGGCTTTGATGATACTGAGAATGGCATTAGAAGGCATCCTCAACAATGGTTGCTTGCCAGTTCATTGCTGTTGCATTCCAAGTGTCTGTTGCATCATTTGATTCAACCTTCAACGACACGGTACGAACAGCATTTTGCTGAGTTGTCACCCAGGGGTTGTCAGTAACAATGTCCATTCTGCCTGTTTGACCATACGTTGGGCTTTGAGCAGTAGAGTTAGCACCACCAACAGTAATCCTCAACTCTCCAGAACCAGCCACTTCAGGCAAAGCACGGTGAATGTAGACCTTGCTTGAATAAGGAACAGGGCCTTTTTCTGTCTGCAACACCACGTTATTCCGCTCAAACAAAGCAGGAATTGGCGCATTGTTGGCAAAGGAGTTGCCGATACCAGTCTGTATCAATTGCTGGTTATTTTGACCTGCTGGAGCGTATGTCACGCAACGTGAAACGTATTTGAAGTCATTGCCAACAAACACAGGACCTTCAGCACCCATGCAAGCGTTTTGGATGTCCTTAGGAGCGTTCCAAATCTGTAAGTCATAGCGGTAGGACAACATCTTGTTGCACCACCCTGTAGAGGTTGTATCAGGGTAGTAAATCTCAATCTGGTACTTCTGAGTGTTGTTGACCATAAACACACGGTCAGAGTACAAGCTACTCAAACTGCTAAAAAAGAAATCCTTGACCTTTTGGTTACCCAAAGAATTAAAGCTTGTACCGTCAAAAACCCAGATGTCTCGAGCATCAACTCCGTACACATTCTCGTCAGTGTTTTTCCAGCAGTTGTTGTTCAGCAAACCCCTACCCTGGTTAAACAAACGAACACCAAACACAGGTGTTGTTGTTGACTGGTAAGCAATAGGAGACAGAACAACAGTGTCCCAGTATGAGCAAACGTAGAAGTTGCTACCCAAGAAAAACCCGTCAATCAATGGACCACGAACTGGCACTTCTTGCTCGTTAGCTACGTTGGACAATGTAGGAAGCCAAGTAGCAGGAACACCAGTACCAACAAAGGCCTGTGACCAACGAATGGTTGTACTGAAGTTGGTTACCGTAGATCCAGAGGTTTTGGTCAGGTTACCTGCAATCAAGATGTTACCCACGTTTGGTGAGCAAAAGTTTCGCATGAAACCAGCCGCAGTATTGGTTACGCCAATATCGTAGTTCCACAAGTAATTGTCAGGAGCAGTGTCGTAACGACTAATTTCTGTGCGACTAGGCAAGAAATACATTGGCGAACCAAGGCTGTCATTAATAAAGAAAACCTCACCAACCCATGAGGTTGTGATGTGAATGGCGTCTGTGTAACCAGCAATGGTGACGTTGTTGTTTGCTGCGTATCCGGGGGTGATGTTAACAATTGAATTGTTTGTCAACATGTACCAACGGCCAGCGTTTGCTGAGTCTCGTGTAGCTACGATATATACAAACTGATTATTGGCACGAAAACCGCCTTCCATAAAGATGGGAAAATGCGGAATTAATGACAGAATCTTTTGTTCGCCATCAATCTTCTTGACACCACGAACATCCGTTTCCACATTACGGCCAGAGTTGTACTCATTTGGACCCAAAGCATTGCTTGGGACATCAGGAGTAAACGACATACTAGCAAATGGAGTTCGTAGTTTTGTGTAGTCAGCCATAGTTAAACGTCCAAGTTGCCATAAATGTAAGCATTGTCCCTGAAACTGGTTATTACTCCAACAAAATCAGGCCGCTATCTTCTTGAAGCAAGTTGTAACCATCCTCAAGCTCCAGATTGCTTTGACTCATGTCTGGAGTTGGCCTATTGCCGTCAAAAATAGACAAGACAATAGGGTTGGTTATTGGCTGTACAACAGTGAGCATGATCAAGAGTCCACAGATACACCGACATTAACGCCGGGGTTACTGGTTACTGGACGAGCAACGTAATAAACACCTGGGCTGTAGATTGAAACAGTAGGTGTTGACACGTTCAAGTCGCCAACTTGCGTCACCGTACCACCGGGAGTCTTCAGAAAGATATCCAAAGAAGTGGACAGTGGTAGCCTGACCGAACAAAAGAGACTGATGGTCACGTTTGAGCCAGAGTTTACTGTGATGTCGGTAGAGTTTGCTGCTGTATCACCAGCTGCTAAAACGGTTGTTTGAGCCATGATTTAATCCTTACTTGTCCGACAAAGCGCTGGTGGTTAGTTCACGAAGAACTAGCATCAATACAGGCCAAATCATAACAATGTAAGGCTGATACTGAGCTGGCATAAACTGTCCAATAAAGCCGCTATTGGCCTCAAGGACGGTCAACAAAGCACCCACTAGGGCTACCCAGTAGGTCTTGCTTTTTAATCGATGCTTTATAGCAGCGGTGTTCATTCTGCAATCGCTGGCTGTGCAATCTTGGCTTGGGCAGCTTTGTATGCAGCCACAACGTCAGCAGTGTGAACAGCCGCACAGATGGCTTGCACCCGAGCATCCTCGGCGCTGTAATCATCACCGGGAGCGACAACGTGGCGGTAGAACTTGCTGCTGATTTCAACGCCATCTTCTTTGATGGCAGTCTTGGTGCGGACTTGGATTGAGCCGTTTTCAATGACTTCAATCAAGTCAACAGAGATAACTTTTTCTAACATATCATTTCCTTGTTTCCATCCTGACTATCCAGTCAGGCATTAAGGCTGGTGGGCCGCACCAGTACGGTTAGTTTGGAACGTCTGCCGCAGTGCGGCTAATTTCAACAAGTTTGCTGCCAGACCACACAAACGTAACCGTGCGGCTGTTGCCATCAGCAGGAATTGGGAAAGCACCACCAGACAAACTCCAGTAAGTTGCACCACCAGCCAATGTGATAGATGGAATAACCCCGCCAGATGTGTTTCTAACTTGAACAGACAGCACTTGACCACGAACAAAATAACCTTGACCGCCAATGCCAGGGTGTTCAAATGTTAACGTAAAACCAGCAGTGTTGCTAACATCAACTCGGAAAACAGTGTGCCCAGTGCCAACACCTTTTTGACCAAGAATTGTTACAGTAGCCCCGTAAGTCATCTGGATCATTCCAGATTCAACAGCGTTGTCGTTTACTATACCTTGTGTGTTAGCGACAAAAAAGTTATTTGCGCCAGCGTACACTCGGGAAGTAGCATCAGCATTAAAAAATGGGCCCCCAAGAGAACTAACGTAATTTCCTGAAAACTGAGTTACTACACTGTTTACAAGATTAACAACAGCAGTTGGCGTGCCACCACATTGCCATTGATTACCCCACATGTTTATGTTAGGCACATTTGTTAATCTAAACAATCTGTTTGTTGCGGTATTCGATACCAGATCAAACTCGTTGTCGTAGACGTTCAACACTGTGATGGTTTCAGACAATGGGGTATCAGTTGTATCTACCAAAGTCAACTGAGCGTTTGCTTGCCCGTTGATGGTGTTGCCCTCAAACGTCAGAATGTCGATGCCTTCATTCTTGACGTACACGACTGTATGTGCGCCAGCAGCGTTGCTCTCAATCACGTTGTTGTAGAACAAAACTGGCGTGATGCCGTTGCCTGTAGCCCCGTCAATGTCCAAGAAGCGAGGTGCTGGATTTTGAATTGTGCAGTTTTGAACAACAGAATATCCAAACTCATTACCATCAGCGTGCAAAACTGACCGAGAAAATCGAGTAGTTCCGTTACCTAAAACAAAAGAGCAATTGTCCAGAACCATGTGCATTGCATCAGTGAGCAAAAACACATCTGTAGCGGTGGTAAAGTTTTCAAACGCAATGTTGCGAAAACTAAAATATGTGAACTGAATGTTAAACATGGCCGCAGAGCCACCATGCCAGCGAATTGTTACTGCTGGGCGGTCAGAGCCTTGCTGTGGGGCAGCGGGTTCACCTAGAAATGTGATGCCGCGAGTAGATCCAGCGCCAAGTGCTATGGTGCTTTCAATTCGATAGATGCCCTTGGGAAAATACAAACTGCTTTGAGATGCCGCTTGACAAGCAGCAATAGCAGCAACGATTGCAGCGGTGTCGTTGGTTGTTCCATTTCCTACTGCACCATAATCAAGAACATTGATTGGCGCACCAAGAATCATGCTGTAGGTTGCTTTTGTAAGCGCCATGATTTATGCCCAATACGAGATAGTAAAGAAAATGTAGTCGTTGGCAGACACACCAGTAATTTGAACTCCTGACGAGCCTGCATTGTCGTTAGTTTGTTCAAAAAATATGGTTGAACCAACGCTTACTGTGCCAAAAGAGCAGCAAAGATTTGCGCCAGCAGTCCAATCAACACCATCAAACAAGACTTGCCCAATGGGATATGGGCCGCTTGTTTTTGCAAACGGCAATCCTGTGATTGTTAATGACCCCGCACCAAGACCTGTAATAATAGCTGCGAACCTTAGATAACAAATTAAAGTAACTTGTCGGCCAATTTTTGTGTATGTGGCGTTAGAACTCGACAACTCATAAGTGCCTGCAATGGTGGAGCCAGCAACGACAGGCGTCCAAGTACCTTCCTCATAGTCAGCCAACAACTCGCTTGTGCCAGTGCCAGCGGTGGCAGAAAAGTCGATGCCTTTGCCATCTGCTGCCGCAAAATTACCAGACGCATTAAACCGCCAAGTTTCAACGCCGCCTTGTTGAATAATCAACTGACGGGCAGTTGCACCTTCGTTCAAGTTAAGCGTAACACCCGTGTTTTCAGTAACCGCAAAAGTGGCGTTTGTTCCACCACCAGTGTTTGCCAGCGTCAACGAAACTGCGGTAGTTGCGCCAGTAATTGTTGCGGCTGAAGCAGCAATTGCACGACCTGCGGTCAAGTCAGAAACAGGTACTTTAACGGTAGTCCCACCTTGAACAATTGGCAATACTTCCGTACCTGCCAGTGGCACTGTTGCGCTGGTCAGCGCAGAGATTTTTGTGTCTGCCATAATTATTCCTTAGTCTGAAGATAAGACATTGACCGTGACAAAACCAGCCGCACGGCTAATTGTTCCGCTTGATGGGTTGTGAATGTTAACGGTGACAGTGTTAGTTGCTGATACTTGTGCTTGAAGGATTAGGGCGTTGTTGAGTGCCACGTTCATAGACACCTCAACGTAAGCGCCAACAACAGCACCAGTAACCGTCAAAGTGTGAGTTTCGACACTTTGTGCAGATATGTTCGCAGAAGATGCCGAAAGATTCAAAACACCACGCAACCTTTGTGCGTTTCTAAAATTTAGATACTGCAAGGATGAAGAATCATCACGCTTAAACATACCGACAAATTGATTGTCATCGGTTTGCCAAACAGACAATTCATTAGCAAATAAATTCCCGACAGAAGGTTGCGCTGTTTGATCAAAAGAAGCTAAACGAATTGGCTTGTAAAACTGAGTTGTATCACCAGAAATGCCAGTAGGAGACTGATCAGCGTTAGGGTCCAGAAAAAAGTTAGGGACGTTAGATGTAGTACGTGATCCAGGAAAAGTACCCGAAATGAACATCTGTTGACTAAACACTCCCGCAAAAATCGGGTTGTTAATAAACACGCCAGTTGGATCGTCAACAGCAATACCGTAACCGAGAGTGTTGTTAAAAGTCGAGATGACAATAGGCGCATTAAATACAATCAAAGGATACGTTGTGGCAGCAGTGGTGGGAATGTAGATTGGGCTGCGGTTCGCCCCATCGGTGTTGCTGCGGTTGCAGTCCATGACCACAAGGTTGTCAACAATAATGCGCTGACGATACCCAGAGCCGCTTGCAGCACCACGCTGAAGGCTAAAACCACTGCGTTCAGATGTTTGGCTAACGCAGTCTTTAAACAAAATGTAAGCCAATGCACTTGCGGTGTCGTTTAAGAAAACACGGAAGTTTGCTTCGGCTGGTGAAGATATGCGAGTACCCGTCACTTCGTCCCAGCAATTATCAAAACCCTTACAGGCAATCAACTCAATGGACAAAGTTGCATCTGCACCAGCGTTGTACGGCTTGAATCCAGACTGGTAGTTTTTAGATGCGTAGCAGTTTAAATACTTAACGTCTATGGTCTGCCAAGTGTTATTTGGCTCGTTCCAGAATCCATCACCGCTGTTGCCTGGGCCTGGAGTTGGAGATCCGGGGTTGTCGCCAATGGTAAAGCTAGACTCACAATCAATAAATCGAATGTTTGTGCCACCAACAACCACAATGCCGATGCGTGGAGAGAAAAACGTCTTGACGTTGCGAACTTCCATGTCATCAACACCACCAACATAAAAGCCGTCATAACCAGCACGGTCAATTGTGATGTCGCTCACCAAGATGTTTTTGATCTTGCCAAAGTCAGCTTGTTGAGGCGTGTCGCTTGTCTCAAACAGGATGCCGTCATAACCAGCAGGCGACCCAGTTTGTTCATCTCTGCGGCCATCCAAGATTGCGCCGTCACCAATAAACGAAATGTTCTCAATTGCGGGGTCGGTTAAAAATGGCGTGCGGTGGCTAACCTCAAACATAGAGATTGCACCGTAGGTTGGGATTGTGCCTTGCGAAAACGTAGTCGTTGCTTTAATGGTTGAACCATTTAAGTAAACAGTTGTGTTTGTAGGCACGTTAAAACCGTGGCTGATCAGATAAGTGGCTTTGGGAAAACTAACCCCACAGCCACCAACAGACCGAGAATAGTTAAAAGCCGCAAGAATCGCAGCAGCGTCATCTGCAATGCCGTCACCAACAGCGCCAAAATCTTGCACGCTAATAGTTTGGGCTAGTTTAGCCTCTACGTTGGTTGCCACAGAGTTAGTAAACGGAGGCGTGTAGCCAACATTGTTTGCTGTACCAAAATAAGAGTTTGGCAGGGCTTGTCGATACTTAACAAGAATGACCGAGCCAAGTGGGGCAGGGGTAGTAGTTGTGAATGTTGTGCCAGAAACCGTGTAATCAACGACAGGAACCTGGGTAACACCGTTAATGCTTACATCAAGGTTGTTGACCACAACTGGATCTTGAGTCAATGTCCAAGTTGTATCAATTCCATCGCCAGTGAATGTGTCGGCATATGCTGTTGCATAAATAGACGTAGTGGCAGAAATCAATCCTGGTTCAGACCAGACAATGTTGGTTGGGCTGCGTGAATCAACAAAAGCAATAGAAAACCACACGCTATCCAAGGGAACGCCTGTAATAAAGCTTGTCCAGCCTGTTGGGGCTGTGCCTACATTGGTCAGGAAGTTCCATGAGCCACCAGTTGGCGTTGCTGGTTGAGCGGAAGAGGTTCTAAAGATAAACCACTCAAAGTAAATAAAAGAATTGGGCAGAATTTGCCCAGAAGACAAAGAATTGCCGTACAGGCTATTAGATTCACCGCCAGTGCCAAACAAATTTCCGGTTGCCATATTCTTTCCTTACTTGAAGCTGTAACGGTAGTTCCGAGGTTGAAACTCGGAAGTCAGATGCTGATCACCGCCTCGCCATTTATCTTTGAAATTCTGATCTGCAATTAAACCATAAGCGTCATCAAAACGGGCCTTCCATTTCTGAGCTTCATCGGTGTTTTTGTTCTTGTCGTAGTACGCAGACAAGGTGCTGTACAGATAGCCTTCAGGAAATGAAAGCAACAGGTCATTATTTTGCACAATGGGATCAGAAGCGTCATTTGTTGGAGAGAACAACAACCTGTATGACCTTTGGTAATACGCTTTGATGATGACGTTACTGCCAGGGTTTGGCGTAAACACATAGCGGCCACCAACTTCAGAAAATGAAGCCCGGATAACCCTTGGCACACCAAATGGCCGTATATACAACTGGTCAATCATTCTGCGGCGAATGATCTCACGGTCACCAACACGGTCATACACAATCCAAGGGCCAAGGCTATTCCCATAGGCAGGTTGATTAGATGGTTGTGACTCTTGGAAAAACAGAATAGGCCAGTTCATGTCAGTGGGAATATCTGCCATGCCTTGAGCATCTGTAATCAGAACAGAAGGGGTCAATGGGTTGTAGGGGTCACTACGCAGAGCAGGTAGCTCAATCACTCGCATAGCCATTTCGGCGTTTTGAATGCAGGTGAGAATTTCCATTGAAGACTGTGATGGCAACTTGAGAATGGTTGCCGGGTAAGTCGTGTTGGCCCATACGCTATCAGGATCACACACAATGACCTGCGTACCACTGACCGAAATAACCACCGTGTAGGGCAGCATGGTGCTGGGCCCAATGAAGTCTCCAGGCATCAACTGCGCTGCTGGATTGGCAGAAAGGGTGAGGATGGGATAGTAGCCGCCTGTTGAGTTAGTCAGGGTGACAGTCAAAGGGCTAGGGACTGCACCGACCCAGTTGGCAACTCGGCTTACTAAAGCGTTTCCAGATTGAATAAACAGAGCCGCCATTTTTCACCTTATTTCGTAGGTACAGCCGGATTATAGGGCAGTGGGATTTTTCCGCTAGGGTGGCAGACGAAATCGCTGTAGTGTTCATTCACAATAGCGTAAAACAAAATCTTGTCTTTTTTGTCTTGCTTAATTAACTCCCAAGGACGGTTGTTAAACCACTTGGAACTGATTTCGTGAGCAAAGCATTTAGGCAGCTGCATCATGTGAGCAGTGCCAGCAAAGAATGGATTGTCAGTACCGTGGATCTTGTAAAACTCACGCTGTTGCTTGCAAAACTCTTTGACGTTCTCTACGTTCTTTTGTTCATATTGGACGTATCGATTGCCGTTAACAGCACCGACTTTGTAGTCAATATTGTCGGTCTTGAATGTCTGCGACCAAGTGCCAGACTTGACCTCATTAAAAAGTTTGTCGTTATGACGGAATACACCGTCAACACCAGCTTCAAGAATACCCTTTGAGTAGTATTCCTCGTTGATCTTTACATCATCATCATTCATATTTAATGCCATACAAACTCCTTACCAAAAGAGCCTTTTGCAAAGCTCTTTCAGTAATTTATTTGATAAATTAGTCTTTAGGCAACAGTTGAACTGTGAAGCCTTCAAGAATGATGTAATCCGTTGCTGTAGCCAAATCACCAGTGATAGTAACTGACTTGTCAGTGGATGTATCAATTGCAGTGTAAACAGAAGCACCAGTGGCTGCACCACCAATCAACTGGCTAGTCTGCACGTTCAAAACACCACGATTACGGATGGAGTTCATAGAACTGCCACCAGTAGAAGTTGTGTATGAAGATGAAGTACCAACAGCAGAACCACCCAAGTAAACAGCGCCAGCTTTAGCACCAGCAGAGTTGTTGCAAGCCCAGTTTGCAGTAACAATAATTTGACCATTGTTACCAATATCACCAGCAGGAACTGTTACGTTAATCAAAGTAGTTTCAGTGGTAGAACCAGTGAAAGAACTGTTAGAACCCGTAACAGCAGTCAGCGTACCCGATGGGATTACTGGAGTAAACGCAACAGAACCAACACCGTTAGCAACACCGTATTTACCAGCATAAACAACACCTACAGTTGTGCTAGAAAACACAACATAGTAGATACCGCCAGTTGCGTCACCAGATACAGCCGAGGCTGGAAAGTAAACAAACGCAGCAGCGTATGTTGTTGGCAAAGCAGTACCTAAAGTAACAGTACCGTTAGTTGCAATAGTACCAGTGTTAGCAACCATTACTGGAATACCAGATGTGCTCAAAATACGTGGGAAATATTGGACTTGCCCTTGAGTACCAAGAACGCCAGTAATATCACCAGTATTAACATCTGACACAAAAGAAGAGTTGTATTGTTTCCAAGACATTGATGGCATGATTTTTTCCTTTAAAACGGTTAAAAAAACGGGGGGTTATTAGCCCCCCTGAGATTAGGCCAAATAACGCTGGCACTGAGCTGCTGGACGAGGAGCCGTCACAGCTGCACCAGTTGGACTGATGTTAGCCAACACAGCAACACCTGCTGGGTTACGAACAATCAGTGTACCTTCCATGATGTACTGGTCCAAAGAAGCGTCAGCAGAACTGAACACTTCGTTGTTTGGACCCAGTTCACGCAAGCTACCCCACTGGATAACATCAGGGTTCAGGAACAGGGCAGAAGTGTTGTCTGCGCCTGTGGAGTCCATAACCCAAGAGTCATCGATCTGGTAGGTGTAGTTGAAGTCACCTTCGTAAGTACCAATCGTGTCACCCTTGTCGGCAGGGTTAAAACGGTTGATGGTACGGCTGGTAGGCATCATGTCCGAGATGTGTGTACGCATGGAAGTGGGAACAACCATGTTAGTAATCTTGGCATTGAAGCGCTGTTCAGCGGTGGTAACCAACTGCTTGTACAGGAAGGGGCTGAATTGCTGCAAGGTCACGCCACTTGCGAAAGTGAAGTAACCCAGGCCAGCATTGGACAACAGGCCGTTGAAAGGCTGGTTGGTTGCAGTGGCAGAAGTCACATCGTTACCATCGCTGGTAGCCAAGTTCAGAACAGCAGTGCCGTCTGTCTCGTTACCGGAACGTGTGCCAGCAAACGAATACAGCGAACCAAAGCGGCGACCGTTGTTAGGCGATGCACCTTGAGTAGCAGCTTGGCCGGAGTACTTGATAGAAGCGCCATCGGCACGAACCATCTGAAGTTCAACGTCAAACATGATCTCAGTCAATTGCTTGACTTCTTGGTAGGCTTGTGGATCGCCACCAGCTTGCTCAACAGCACGGGCAGTACCTGTAGCACCAATGACGGTGGTAAAGATCTGTGTGTAGTTACCGCAGTTGGCACGGGTGTTGTTTTCTGCATTAGAAGCAGCAACAGCAGCGCCTTCCAGCTTGGCGTTCAAGGCTGGGGTGCGATAGAAGTCAACAGGCCAGATGTGCAGAGTCGAATTGACTTTGCGCTTCTTGGACATAGCCATGTTGGTCAGGGGGGTACGGTCTTTAACATAGTTAGAGACAGTCATGTCGAGGTCTTTGACCACGATGTCGGTGGTATACGAGCCGTTGCCGTTACCGAGGTTTGCACTGGTGATAGTAGCCATGAGGAAACTCCTGATTAACGCTTGCGTTTATTTGCTGCAAGCATGGTTGCTAAAAGATCGCGTGCTGCATTCTTATCGCCAGACTTAGCTTGCTTTTGAAGTTTTTCCATCTCGTTATCTGGAGCGGTTTTGGCCTTGGCAACTGATCGACTAGCAGCAGCTAGAGATCCACCAGCATTCTTGACCTTAGGCCCTTCCCGGAACTTCATTCCATCCCGGAGCAGACCCAGCAGAAATTCATCACTGGACACCAAATCAATGTTTGGCACACCAGGAACAAACGATCCGCTTGCACCTTTCCAGTCCTTAGTAAGCTTCTCACGAATCTCACCAAAGACAGCCTTGTTGCTCAACTCTTTGTCAGTAAACGACTGTCTGGCTTTTTCCAAGGTTTCTTGGACCATTGCAGACCGATGCTGATAGAACTGTTCAACTTTAGGCCGATTCGCTCTAATAAACTGCGACTTCTCTTCAATCAACTGAGCGTTTTGACGCATTGCTGCTTCGGCACGGCTCCGTTCTGTCGGATCAGTCGTGTTTTGATAGATTTGCGACCATTGCTGGTTATATTCTTGGATGGTAACCAGTTCATCAGCAGCTGATTGCAACTGCGGAACGATTGTCAACTCCAAGCCTATCTGCAAACCATCAAGTTCACTCTTGCGCTTCGATTCATACTCTTCAAAATCTGCTTTTTCAGCTTTAAGCTTACGAGCATTTTCATGGATAGCACTACCTTGACCCAGAATAGAAGCCGCACGTTCTGCTGTTAACTCTACAAAGCCGCCTTCTGCGTCCTTGTTGGGAATCTTCAACATTACGTCAGGATTCTCTTTCGCAAACTCCAAGAAATCGACTGCTTCGTTTACTCCATTGGAGGACTCAGCTTCAACTTCTGACTCTGCGGCATCCGACTCAACTGAACTGCCATCTTCAGGTTCGACCCCCTCAACAGGAGCCGCCTCCGGGGATTGGGCTTGCGCCTTTTCTTGTCCGGCTGGTGGTGGAGAACTGCCATCGGGTTGCGGATTGTTACGCTTGTTAGCGGCAATCATTGCAGCGATAGCATCGGCGGGATTCGCCACACCAGTTTGCTCAGGGGCGGTCACTTGCGTGATTACGTCTGACATAGTTTACTCTCTTTGGTTAAGTGTTTGTTTTCTGCGCCACTTTTCCAAGATATTCGATTTTCTCAATAAAACCGATGAAATCTCGTACTCCAGCAACATTAAATGCATTTTCGATGCGTTCTGGATCGGTTCGACAATCTTCTAACCGTTCCAGTAAGTTAAACCTGTAAAGGTTGAACAACAGTGCAAAATCCTCATTCTTAATGAGGCGGGAAGCGCACTCCCCGTTTTCAATAGCTAGAGTTTTTCGATGTACATCGGCTCCTTTACTTGAATCTGCGGATTTTGTCCGCTTGTTGAAATACTCACGAATTCTATATACCAAGCTTTTCATTGCAATACCTTAATCAACTTGAACTGAAGTAAGTTTACCCCGTTTAGCAGCCAAAGCCTCAAACATGTTGTCTGTGTCAATATCCTCAGACTTCTTCTGGGTGAAGTAAGTGTTTGCCATTGTGTCTTCAATCTTGGCTTTGTTCAAATCTGTTTCAGACTGAAGTTTCTGCTGTTCTGCGCTTGGACCCTTCTCGGCTTGAGCTTGCATAATCTTTGCAGCTTCTTCCAATGTTGGCAAGTAGGCATCAACGTCCTTAACACCCAAGACACGCAGAGTATCTTCAAAAGGTCGGCGCAGTTTGACAAACATTTCAGGAACACTTGGGTCCAGCATCATCATGGCCTGGGTAAACTGCTGTTGAGCCTGACCAATCAATTGTTGGCGGGTCAAACGGTTCTCATCAGACATAAAACCAAGAGCCAAATCAATGTTAATCAGCTTGCGGTCAATGAATTCGTAGTTTTCCATTGAGATGGCATCCATAAATGGAGCCCCTTTGGCACAAACACCTGCCAACTGCTGAATGTTGTAATCGTCAGAGTACTGGATCAATGTTTTCCAGACAATGTAGATCATGTCACGCAAGCCAATGGCACAGTTCTTGACCATCTCGTCTTGGATAAGCTGGTTTGGTCCCATAGCCAGTTGCAGCTTAAAGCCCGAGTTGCCGTCCTTCATTACTTCAGGGTTCAACACATCGTTGGGGCTTGTCATGCCAATCATTGCCATCTTGTCAGCTTCAAAACGCTGCATGGACGATTGGACATAAGCCAAGTTGCCTTGCATTGGTGCAAACTCATAGATGTGCTTGGCAGGGTCAAACTTACGGTCCAAGATAAACATGGCAGACACGCCACGTTGGATCTCCTCGGCATCCATAAACTCTGGGTTTACGCCAATGCGAGGTGTAGACGACTGCATGGCAAAAGCCATCTCAGCACGGGCAATTGATGTGGCGTATTCCTGCATAGGCACAAGGCGCTCTGCAAGGGAGTAACCAAAGAAGTTGCCAGTGATGGGTTTTGGGCACATTGCCGCCAATGGGATGAAATCCACCTCTTTGACGTACAGAACATACGAGCCAGAGAAGCAAACCTCAACGATTTCCTCTTCTCCATCGTTGTCAACGTCTTTGCGAATCCATGCTGTGGTCAACATGATGACTCGGCTGAACTTGTCAGCACCAGCAGATGCGATTACACCTTGACCGGGAACAGGAGTGGAGTCACGGGCATGCAAAGCAAGGTCGTTTTCCAATGCACCTGCTTGGTAAGCTCCAGCAGGACCATAGGCTGCGTGTTCAGCCATTTTTTCTAGGTCAATGTAAGGAAACTGCGCTTTGCACTCGTGCAGAGTCATTGGATCGTAAAAGCCAACAAAATCTTGATCTTGAATGTTGGGAATTGTGGGGTTGCACACAAAGTAGTGTTGGGCAACGTGTTTGATACGGACAGAAGTTGAGAAACCTGTCATCTTGTACTTGGCACGGTACACAGTGTTGGCCGAAATAGCCTCGTTCACTTCTTCTTGCACAGTTCCAGGCTCGTCATCAGGATTCATCATGTCCTGCATAACAGTTTCAAGGTCAACGTCAATCTTTCGCATGTTTTGACGCTTAACTGTCAGACCTTTTTCAGCGGCCATAGTCTCAAAGACTCGCAACTGATCCCGTGTGCCTTCAACTTCTTTGTATTGGGTGATAGGTTCACGAACAGGCGACACCATGATGATGCCGTTCTTGTGAAGCAATGAATCTTGTGCCCAATCACGGATACAAGCATATGAATCATTCTTTGAGTTGATCATATACTTGACCATCTCAGTAGCCTGATTGGCTTGGGCACTGTCCATCTCACTGAACCGTTCAAACTCAAAGTTAACCTTGCCGTTGGGCATCAGGCACTTGGTAATGATGGCAGTAGCGTAATCAACACCTGGAGTAACAACAGGATGGATGTAATCAATGCCCCTGATTGGCTCAGTAGAGTTGCTAACGGCAATATTTAGGTAATGATAATCAGAAAGTCGGTTAAAAGTATTCTTTGCTTGCGTCAATCGCAAGTAATCCACCATTTTCAAATACACCTCGTGTGCAACTTGGAAAACAATTCCTTTGTTACCGGAAGGTGCTTCGATGTATTCAACGATTATGTTCTGTTTATCCAGCATGATTAAATCCTTTGCACCTTGCCATCAACAGGGGTTGGACGGCGGTATTGAAAAGTGTTGGCCCGACTGACCGTAGATTCCCCATGACCTTGGATCAACGCTAGGATGCCAATACGGGCAGAGTCAATATGATCGTCAGGATCACTGAACCTGCCAGCATCATCAATAGCGTAGTTCCTTGCTTCGTCAAGAAAATCAACACACGACTCATTTATCATCAATGTGCCACGTTCCATTCCCATCCGCATTATATTGATTCCGTAAGACTTATGGTTGGTTACCTTACCTTGGTCGTTAACTGGGTTCAATATAGCACCGGGAATGCAATTTAGGCCATAGTTGTCTTCAAACACCTCACGGACAGACTGTTCCGTCAAAGTATACCGCCCAGCCTGGGCTGCATCGTGTGGCAAAGCAATCGGAAGTCCCTTAGATTCCCTGTCCATCAAATAATGGACGTACTCATCAGGCGTTTCCCCTTGAGGAATCTTGATCTGTCGGTGCAGGTAAATAACCTCTTCCACAGGGTTGCGGAAAAAGAAGCTAATCACCGTTGGATCGTTTCGGATACCCAAGTCAAACGAAATCAAGCGCTCGAGCTTAGGATCGTTCTTCAAATCAATGTCGGTTGCCTTGTATGTCGGCCAATTAAGGATTGGGAACACCACACCCTTGCCAACCAAAGGAATGCCCTTGATTCGGCAGTCACGCTCCCAAGGCATAAAGTCTCGGGACAGTTGATCACGTTCTTGTTGGCTAAAGAACTTTTCACCCCACTCGTTTTCAAACGGGATGTCGTCCCAAGTCACTCGAACATGGGTGTAGCCATCGATCTTGTCCCAGAACTTACGAACGAGTCCTGACATACCCTTGAGCGGAGTGAATGAACACATGACCTGTCCATTACGCTGTGCGGTACGGACAACAAGCTCCGAGAACACTTCGTCTGGTGGTTGCTCATCCAAGACGACAAGGTCAAGCTCAAAACCCTGCAAGTGACGCACTTGTTGGGTGTAGTTTGAGAAATACAGTTTTGATTTGCCACCAGATTCATGCCAGACTTCAATAGACAGGACGTTAGCCCCATCCGTTCTGTATGACTTATCGTCAATACATTCAAGCGGTATAGAGCCTGTTCCTAATTTGTAGGATTGCTTGATGTCATCACATCCAAGCAGTTTGCTTTGCAATGTCTTGGCGACCTGTTCCCAGGATTCACCAGAACACATCGCAATAATAGGTTTGTCCCACTTCTTGCCTTTCCAGCCCTTTGGGTATCTGCCCGTCAGGTGGTAAGCAGTCTCGTAGGTAGAGGCGATTGTTTTGCCAGAACGGTTGGCTGCAATCATTCCCCTGCGGGAGTAGTTGGCGCCAGTCTCAAAGAATGCAGTCTGATACTTGAATGGCCGAAACCACTTCAACGTATTGAACTGCATGTCCTTGGCAATTACATCCCTTGCCCCCTTCATCTTGCGTAGTTGGTCAGCGTCTAGGTACTTAATAGCAGCCTTACCACCAGCCAACTTCACAAGATGTTTTAACGCCCGATCTTTGTAAATGGGCTGTATGTAATCACTGGCTTCACTTTTTGCCATATGCGTCACGCATGGTCAGCAAGAGGTCAGCAGCAGAAGCAAGGTAGTAGACATCTTCAGGTTGCAATACACGATCTCCTTGAAGATCCTTTTGCAGCCACTCTAATGTTTTCCTTGCACAAGCCTCTGCTTGGGCTGACAACTTCTGACGGAAGATGGTTGAATGATCTTCCATTACGCCCACGGATTCGTGACGTTCTTCTCAGCGATGTTCATTACGTTGCGGTCAATCAAAGTCCAAATGCCGCCACCTTTTTCGCCAATACAGAACGCATACAAGCCACGGCCCTTTTCAGTGAAAGTGCCATCAGGTCGGCGCAGCAAGATCTCCTCTGTCCGAGGGTCAAGCCAAGAGTACTTCTCGGGCTGCTTTTGACCAAACTTGTTAATCCGTTCACCAACAGCAATCTGCTCAATAGGGCCAGTCACTTGAAAAGTGATAACGCCATTGTCGTACTTGCGGAAATTGATTTGCACCTTCTTGTCAGACTGAGGTTCTGTCGGGTGAGGCATGTTGGTCGCACCAAAGAAATGAACCTGGGAGCCTTCATCGGGAAGATCTGTTGAGCGAGGAGGAATCTTTTTCTTCTCGTCAACAGGGATCAACTCTTTGCGGTCAATGTAAGGGTTCAGGTCCGTCTGGAAATCAGTGGGAACCTTCTTGCCTTCCAAGGCGTTACGAGCGACCATGTACTGGTCTTCTTTAGGCTTACCAACCAAGTCCAAAGAGATGCCTACCTTGTCATAGACAAACTGAGCAAGATCTTTGGCGGTTGGGAGGTCTGCCTTCAATGCTTCAATATCATACGTTGCCATACTATTCCTGGGTTAAGTTACTGATTATCAAAACTGCTTAACAGTTCCAATTCTTTAGAGATGCCGCCTTCCGAGTTGGGCGACCTTTTTCGTCTTTCATCGGGCCCGGCATGCCAGACATACGAGCGCAGAAAGAAGCCTTGCGGCCAGCGTCTGCTTTCGTTTTTGGATTAGGAGCCGGGGCCTTCAAATTACTCCCCGTCTTCTTGTTGTATGCGGCACGACCTTTGGCTGTCATGCCAGCACCCTTTTCGGTAGAGCGATAATTTGCGCCCTTGCCTTTGGTCGTTTTTGGAATCATACCTTGGCTGGAAGCTTCGGCGTGGTGAACTTCTTAGCTGCCGCCACGTTGATGTTATTCAAGTGGTTGTCAGAAAGAGGGTTTTGGTTGAAAGCTTTGCCAACAGCAGTAGCCAGAACCAGGGAGTTCTTGTGGCTCTCTTCAAAGCTTTTCAGCTTGTTGTTGATGCCTTTGGTCAGACCATTGGTCATTTGCTTGCCGCCAGAGATTACTTTTCCGTAAGACATGATTTACCCCAGGTAGTTTTTGGTTGATTTATCCATGTAGCCATCATTCTTGATGCAGCCACAGTAATCAGCATGGGTGCTGACCTGAACTTTTTGGTTGCGACTAGCAATGTTGCCAGTAGCTTTAGGAGCGCCCTGTTGACCAGTAGGGCCAGACACGCCGTGCTTAGGGCCCGTTACATTGGTAGAGCCGCCAGATTTGGTTGGGCAGTGCTTAGAGACATTGCCCGTGCGGTTAGGCGATTGGGCGTACAGGAAATTAGTGGACATACTAACCTTTCATGAAAGTATCTGAATTATCACACTTTACGCAAAGCCGTCAAGAAGTCGTCCAAGGCATCATCAGCAGACACCTCTTCCTCTTTATTCACGTTGTTCACATGCTCAATAGAAATGATTGGGGCACGAGATGATTCAAACGGAGCCAGCTTATCAGCAATACGGGCTTTATCCTTGATATCAATTTCATCAGATTGCATCGCATCAATCAGTACCTCCATCGCTGTCTTCAGTGGAGGCAGACCCTTTGCCAGCCTCTCCTCATTCAGTTTGTTGAACAAAGCACCGTACTCAGTAACCCTGTTGACAATCGATTTGAGTTTACTCCTAGGAGCTTCAGATGTCTTTGATTCCTTAGGAAACTTCTCACCAGTAGCCAAAGCCATTGCCTTTTTCTGAGCCCTTTTTCTTGCCAGATATTCTTTTTTCTGGGCAAGCTTATCAGCATCAGTAACATTCGTACCCTCTGGCCTTATCTCACCAAACAGAATATCAGCATCTTTTGGGATTTTCATTTGATACCTTTCAGACCGTCTTCAGTCTTTATCCAAGCATAGCTTCCATGAACAGTAAATCCACGCTTCTTGTGAATCTTCATAAACCCATCATGCTCTTTACGAATACTTGTTGAACAGATAATCGGAATACCCCAACTATTTGCCCACAATATATGTTGATCAATCATCTCATTGATTAACTTAATCTTCTGTCTTACAGAAAGATTCAAATCAACATGGTGAAACTTGGCATTACTAATCTCCTTATTGGAGTATGTAGTATAACCACCACGGTCAAACCAACAGTAAGCAAGAAGCTTCGACTCAGTTAACTCGTGGTCAATAAATCCATCAACCACCACCGTTTTGTATTCAGGCTTAGTCCGACAAACAGCCAAGAACTCACGACCCTTGTCAAACAACTGAACAGTAGCAGCAATGGTCACATTCTTACGGAACACATTCCTGTCCCTCTCCAAGATCCCATCAGCCTCCGCACCATACTCAACATCAGCTAACTCAACAATGTCATCAACATCATGCAACGGGTGAGCAAGTGTCCATTCCATACTATGCCTTTCAATAAAAGTTGTTGGCGACCAAGAACCCCCAGTCCGACAGTAGACCATCTTGTGAATACGTCACTGCTTAACCAACAGCCGCATTCTAGCAACCTCAAAAAGTTTTGGCTAAAAAAATTTATACAGGGACTTCCAAGTACTACTTTTCTGTTTGGCAAAGTCTTGTATAACCCCGGTAAAACTGGCACTTTTCCGCTTCCAGAGCTAGTTCTGTAAGTGATAGGTTTAAGTTTGATTTGCATTGTGAGTAGTGGGCGAAAAAGTTTTTGTGGAAAATTTGGGAATGGGGGAGTGGGCCCCCTCTTTTTACTCCAGTTCCAGCCCTACCCCCTTCCATTCCTAGGGGGGTTAAACCTGTTTAAACGCGATCCTAGGGGGGTCTGTGGATTCCTAGTGGGGTAGTAGCTGTTATGGGGATCTCTCCTCTATGGGGCTGTAGATTTGCCTGAGAGTGAGGGCCCAATGACTTTTGGTTTTTGTGGGTGTTTTGATTGTTCTAGTCTGTAGTGTTTCGCTGGAAATGCCAGAGCTTGTTCTAGTGTCT